AATCTTTCCCTTTTTTTTAACTCCCGTAATATTTCAACCTTGCGTTCAAGGCTCAATTAATCGTCCCAATCGGCTCGGGGATGTCCTCTTCCAATAAAGCCGACAGTTCTCTTTTCAACTCGGATGTGGAAACCTGTTCAATATGGGTGTTTTCGATCTTATCCACGGGTTTCAGGCCAGCTCTGTCCAGAATATCTTTAACCGCTGCTAATTTAACGGATTCGGAATTGGCATTCTCTGACAACTCTTTCAATATATGAAGAGCCCTGGGGGTGGCATCCACCATCATCTGTTGTGTCATTTCAAGAATATCGGATGCAAACCTCTTTTTTAGCTGACAGCCTTTGACATGGGCTGTTTTTTCACTGTATCCAGCCATCATTGCTGCTTTAGTGGCATTGCCACAGGCAACGAAATGTTCTATGAATTTTTCCTGCATCTCTGTTTTCATTTTTTCGTCTTCTTACCGTATTTCTTTGTCCATTTCTTGTGGATGTTAGGTTTGTTGGATTTGAGCCATTTGCGTTGTTTTTCGGATTTGAAAGGCATGGATTTAGCCCCCGGTGTATGGATGGAATATTCCCTTTCTTCTATTTAAAAAAAGGGGGTCGGGGGGGCTCTGGATTGGGTCCGATTAATTCAATTAGAGCGGCCTCGACTCACATTTGTAGGTAATTATTCTAGAAAACTATCAATAAATGGCTTGTTTCCTAGGTTTACGGTACCCCACTCAGGCACCAAACTAGAACCAGTTTAGGTTCAGGTTCGGGAACCGGGTTGGTTTGAACTGTCGTGCGTATGTGTCTTTAAAATATTGTTTTGTTCACATCCAAACCTTTAAATCAACTGCCATCATACATCCACACTTTTAAATCCATACTTTCACATCCATACTTCCAAACACTTACAGTTGTACTTCTATATATATACGGGGCAAGATTTGACCGCGAATTGATAACCGCGCATTCAAATCAAATCCGAGCATTTAAATCAAAAACCCCACATCCAAAGTGGTTACTTCTTTACCTTATGGATAAATTTGTATGGTATTCCATCGCCATGCAGCTTTTTGAGTCTTGCACGTTCATTTTGGACAGGATCGACCGCGCCGAACCATTCATCAAGGCTGATCGATTGTTTTGAATATCCGAAATACTCTAAATCTTCTTCGTCTGCGTCAAAATTTAATTCGGTGTCGGTAACGGGGTCAAAAAAGCGTGGTGGCATAAAAAAAGACCGCGCTTGCGGCCTTGGCATAACAGTTCTAATTTATATATCTACTATACTATGCCGTTGCAAAAAACGCAATGATTTCAGTCACTTAGATTGTATTTTAAAGTAGTAAATGCCTCTCGCTCCAAAGCACTGAAAACATTTTGAACTTCAGCGTAAACATCAGCGTATTTGCGATACCACATCGATGGATTTTTTAGATTAAGAATTCGGATTTTATCAGCTGGCATTCGGGTATCTTTAACTGGAAATTGTCTTCCAAAAGCCTGCTCAATTACAGCCAAGCGCACTAATTTCTTTAATGTTGACAGTCTCACCAGGTGATCCTGTATATTCTGATTTTCAACAAGTTGATGGAAAATCTTATATTCAAGTTTCTCAATGCTTGAATGCTCGTAACCGTAACATACACGGGCGTAGAGGCTGGTGAGAGCTGGTGCTTTCGACAGAGCGGCTGCTATGTCTTCCCAGCTTAAAGCGTCCTTACCACGGCCTCCAGACCGCTCCAAGCTAGTGCTTTTTGGAGTCAGGAGTTTTAACTTCTCTAGGCTCATCTTCAAAAAGTTTCGATTGAATGCGATATGCCTCTGCACCGATGAGTTTAAGCGTCACCGAAGCCGTTCCATCTGGATAAACGTCAATTCTTTCCACATCCGAGGGCTCAATATCCACATAACTGCCTCGAACCGTGTAGAAATTGATTCTCATAAAATGACACCATCGTTTTGTTTAACATCCAACAATTCATGCCCAAGTTCTCGTGCTTTTTCAATCGGCATTGCAATTAGCACCCAAATACCATGTTCGTCTGGATCGACAAATTCCAGGATTACATTTTCTTCATCGGCTTCATCGCGCCTGACTTCGATCTCTATGCCATTGTCAAGAATCACTGGTCACCTCCGGCATCATGTTGAAAAATTGTTGAGCCCGATTTAAAACCGTATCCACATCTCTAACATCATATATTTCAGTGCGAATGTTATGCTCACCTCGACTGCAGACATCGATTGCAGCCTGTTCCCATGCTCTTTTGCATTGAAAAGTGCCAAGTATTTTTGCAGTTGGGGCAGAGGTTCGATGTTGCTCCAAGCGATTATCTATATTGGATGTAAAACCAAATTTGACGCGATTTAAAGTCGGCACATCAGGAATTAAATCTAAAATGTAAAAAACACCGTCACTCTTGATGGCATTATCACCCATCAGTTTCTTTTTCATTTTGTAGCCGAAATTCTCGGCATAATTGCCTTCGACTCCAACATCACGAGCAGCTTGAGTGGCATTACCTCCATTAGTGCGATAAGCGTGAACAAATTGCAACTCAACTTCCTTTTTTTGATCTTCGTTCATTTCTCGCATATTGAGACTCATATTTCCTCCCTTGCAATCGATAGCCAAGTTGTCAGATCCATGTCGATAGGTGCGTTTATTTTGTTAGGGTAAATGCTGCTTAAACAAATTCGAGCTTTCCACGGTTGTCGGTCGAGGCGATAAATCAAAACGGCTTTTTTTGTTTTTGCCTGATTAACCGCTTGCATCCACCACTCATTTATACGTGAGACTTTTGCGCGTTTTACTTCAATAGCCCAATCATCTAATTCATCACAAATTATGTCCACACCTCCGACTGCTGATTGCTCTTGCCAGTTGCGATGGGCTGTAACGCCAAGTTCATCGCGTAACAAACGACAAATTTCCTGTTCACCGGCACGTCCTTTTGTTCTGCTATTTGTCATTTCAAATTACACCACTTTCAGGTGTGGTTCCATCGAGATACTGATCTGGTTTTCTAGGAAATTTCAACCAATCGTGTTTTGTGGTCCGCGCTCCATAGTGCAAACTAATACGGAACGGTTTGCAACAAAGCCCCAATATTCCACAAGGCTTTTCATATTCGCAGCCATTACAAGGCGCATCGGCACAAGGTTTATGATAAGACTGTTCTTGTTGTGTTTCGTCTCGTAAATTCGCACAATCATCGCATTCACGTTTCAACCAGCCGCGAGGTGAATTACTAAAATTTGAATACGGCTTTCTTTCTTTACAAGAAATACACTTTTTATTTTCGATCATAGCATTTAGGTGGTTCAGGTAGTTTCCCAGCAAAAAATGTGTCGGCTATAATTTTCACGAAATCAAACATTCCTTTTTTTTTGAGCCATTCGGCTCGTGCTTTTCTGCCCTCCTGATCCGAATGAAAAATTACTTCTCGCGGCCTCCCTACATCGATCCCAATAACTTTCATTGGTTTCTCCATTTTTCGGCACGATGTTTAGTCGTTTAAGTTCATAGGCCAGAACTTGCTTGTGGTGGACGGGCTTCCCTTGAAACAGTTGGGTGGAGTATTTGTCCGCCCAGCACTTGCAGCAAAGCGGTTCTGGAGACAGGATTGCAACTTCTTCACCACATCCACAAATTTTTGCATCCGATTTCTTTTCTTCTTTCGGGGCAGGCACTGTCTCCCATCGCGCTTGGTTGAGCCAGGTACTCGCCATTGTTTTCGGTATATCTCTTGCCCGACAATTTTTTTCATAATCATTTGCTCTTTCAATGACCATTTCCGCTGTTTGCGGATCAGGTATGGCTTTGTCCCAACTTACAACTGCCTGTTGTTTTGAGCCGTTCCGCCAACCAACATTCCAGAAATCAATAAACTTTCTTCTTTTCCATTCGGGAAGTGTTTTTAATAATTGCTCGGATGTTTTGCCGCTAATTGATTTCATATAAATACCTTTAAAGGTTTTAATATGGCCTTTGGTGGGACTTGAGCAGATGGCAGAACCCCTACCCTTTCGGGTATAGCCCTGCCAGGGTACGTATGGCCTTCGGAGCCGACTGTCGCTTGCTGGCGAGAATTGTGATCTTCCTGTTCCAATCTTTTTTGCACCTGTGATGGTCTGGTATTGGAAAAACCCCATGTGCCTGTCACTAATTCCATTCATCGACACTTTTTTTACATTCGCTCGAACCGTTCGCTAGACCGAGAAAAACGAATAACCTCTTAAAAAAATGCCCCTAAGTCGAAACCTAGGGGCGTACAACATAGGAGGACATTTGATGGATTAGCCCCCATCAAGGCATTTTCTCCAGTGTTTTTTTAACTGTAAACCTTTTGTTTACTTCTTGTCAAGTGGAACTTGACTGTTTGTGTGTTTTTTATTGTAAAGCATGACTTTACTTGATGAATGCTATAACTTTACTTAATTTACCGTCTGACGGTATAATTCAATCATTAATCCGAAAGGGGATCAGATTTGAAAGTTACTGAACGAGTTGAGAAACTGATGCAAAAACATGGCTACACCAAGGCTGAGTTAGCTAAAGCACTTGGTGTTTCACGGCAATGGGTTTATCAATGGTTTCGGGATGGCGAAATACCCCACACTCGATTGCTGGCAATCGCTGATCTTTTTGAAGTCAATGCAGCGAACCTTGTTTTTGGGGAGCGAATCAAAAAAATAAACGAAGAAAAGTTACTCGAAATAATTGTCGAAATGGACAAACAATTAAAAAGACTCTCGAAAAAGAATGGTAAAGAAATTAAATTAAGCCCAAAGCGAAGGGCTAAAATTATATATGAAGCATATGAGGAAGAAGAATTATCCTACATCAAAAAAGCGATTGAAGTAATTAGTTCTTAGATTTTGCCAATTTGATTAATTCCCGTAGCAACAACACATTTTCATTAGAAGTAACTGCACTAACCTCATAGTCACCATCAACGATAGCCTTTTCGACCCTTTTATTTATCAATTTTTTAGTTTTTTTCTTTAGCATTTTCAACGCTTATTCATTTTATTTTGTCGTCCGGGTGGTCTATCTAACCAGGCACCCGGCTTACGCCGACTTTCCCACATTTCACCCAGTAACTCTCTGGAGCCCCAATGCCGATCAGCAAGTGTCGTGCTAGTCCATTGCCCCAAATACACCATCGACCCCAAATGTGTTATTTCATCACCACTTTGTAAATCGAATTCGAGATCGTGGATTGATGGCTTGCCGTATTGATCGCCACATAATTTAAATCCGTCTTTCCAACTCTTTTCATAACTTTCAACTGAGAGCGAAGGAACTACTCTGAAATTGTTTGGAAACCAATATCCAGTACCGTGGTGCCATCGTGTATCAGTCTTTCGTTTGATGGCGAAAAAACAGAATGTTCCAACTGCTGGCGCAACCTTGGTGGAGAAGCCAATCATCGAATGCAACGGGATGTCCGTAAACCAATCCACCATTGCTTGCATGAAAAAATCAGGCAATCCCCCTGCACCCCATTTTGTTTTGTATGAAATCGGAATCACTTCGTGGCCGTGGGGGTTTTCTGAAAAAGCATTTAGAGTCGCCCGATAAACCCGTGGGTCATCTTGCAACCCATCCATTATTTCAGAGATTTGTAAAATCGGCACATTTTTCACCGATTGATTTGACCCTCGATGGTAAGTCTCAGTACCGCCTCCACTTCCAAAAATTAACCAATCTGTAGAAACGTTCAAATTTTGAGCTATTTTTCCGATGATAATCGCGCTGGGGCTGCTTTCATTCCGAATCATATTTCCGATTGATCGTTTAGAACGCCCAATCTTGGAAGCAAATTGCGCCTGGCTCATGCCTGTTCTGCTTAATGCAGCTTCCAGACGTTCACCGAAAGTGGCATTTTTACCCCAAAAACCCTCAAGTCCCTGTTCACGCATTGTCTTTTCTCTCTTTAATTTAAATAGCGCAACTTATTTCCTACTGGATACAAAATATTGTTCTTGTACATGAATTTACCTTGAACGGGTAAGTCTGTCAAATTTTTTTAAAAGTGGTTGATAAAGTGTAAATGTTTTGTTTACAATTGGTGCCTGAACATTGGAGAACAAGCATGGAAATACATGATAAAGCCAAAGATTATGTAGAAAATTTAGGCGTGACCCATTCGTACAAGATTGTAAAGTTTTTGCTTACACAGGACGAATCGTTGACGAGTAAGGAAATTGCCCAAGGAATGGCAATAGACCGACAAATTGTCGGTAGAAGACTGCCAGAATTATTAAAAGTGGGCGTAATTACAGAAAAAAAGAAGAGACGGTGCCGCATTAGTGGTCAAAAAGCGAAAACCTGGGCTACTTTCTAATGGAAAACACCATTTTTTTACTTGCAGCAGTCGTTGGTTGGGGAGTTGTTCTTCTGGTTCTTGGGGGAATTGCAAACATCATTACCACTATTTTAAGGGGAAAAGATGAATTACCGTGAAGCCTTTAACATTTTTGACAGGGAAAACCCTGAAGTGTACGCCCTGTTCAAAAGTTTTTGTTTTGAAGTGCTGGAAAGGGGGAAACAAAAATATTCAGCCAGAGCCATTATGGAGCGTCTCAGATGGGAATTAGACCTCAACCCTCGTGGTAGCGATATTTACAAAATCAACGACCACACCATCCCCTATTACGCCCGTAAATTTTTAGCTGAACACCCACAACATGGTTCATTTTTTGAAATCCGAAAACTCCATCAAAAATGATCAAACCTTTGTTGAAGGACGTACCCCCGTCAAAGACGATTTCAACCCTATCAAATCTTTCGAGAGGCGAACCCTGCTGGTTGAAACTTCCCCACGTCTGCGATGGGGGTACCGACACCGTGGTCTATGCACATTATCGGGATCTAGGGCTCGGTTTCGGGCTCGGAAAAAAAGGAATGCTGGGGGCTCCAGCCTGTAAAGGCTGTCACGATGCAATTGATGGTCGCAGTAATAAATTTGAACGTGAATGGGTACGGAAAATTCATCTGGAACAGTCTGTCAGATATTGGTGGCAAGAACTAAAGGGGACCATATGGGACATTTTATAAATTTTAGATGTTTGATTCAGCCAAGCAATTTTGAAGAGATTCACGCAAATTGGAACGAAGCAAAAAAACAAACGGAGCAAGGAACACCTTACGAAATTCAAATCCGAAGACCTAGGCGAACCAACCCACAAAATGATATGTGGCATCAGCAATTGAGACGACTGTCCAATGTGACAGGCCACACTTTGGAAGAGTGTAAGGATGCTGTCAAACAGGAAGTTTTAGGCATCGACATCATTGAGATAGGAAGTAAAAAATATTCCAGACCACCCTCTTCTGCGGATTTGCCAATGGATATGATGAGTCTATTAATTGAACGAACACAGCAGATTATCCATGAACTTCAGCGATGAATATAAAAATATCCTTGCTTACGAAGTGGACATGGAATCAGCAGCTATTGAGCGAGAACTTATTTCAAAAATATTAGGTGAGGAATATGATGCGATCCGTATTGCTGCCCTGGCTGACGCTATCAAATCAATTGCGGAAAAAAGAAATATGACAGAAACATTCGTAAAAGAAATTTATTACAACATCTCCCAACCCTGAGGATTTTTCATTAAATGAAAACAGTAAATTTTAACGGCGTTGAATTAAGTTTCGATCCCGACCGCCACAAATATTTTAAAGGTGATAGAGAATTAATGGGTTGTTCTAAACTTTCTGAAATGTGCGAAGACAATGGCTGGAGGATACCGTGGGCAGCCAAAATGAGTAGGGTCAAAGCTGAAGAACTATTAAAAGGCGTAGCAAATGGCGAAACGGTGATTGATGAAATTAATTATCAGGAAATGGCAACCGCTATTGGTAATGCTCATCGCACAAAAAGTTCAAGTGCTATATCGATTGGAAACGCAGGCCACGATTGGCTTGAACGATATTTGCTCTTTAGGATGGGCAAAGGGGACAAACCTAATTTACCCAAATCCGATGTTGTTAAAGAAAGCATCACTCCTTTTGTCCAGTGGGCTGAACCATTATCGAATCCAGAGAAAACAAAAAATCCTACGCTGCGTTTTTTAGCAGCAGAAGAAGTCGTTTATTTCGAAGGTGATGGATTTGATTATGCTGGAACACTTGATTTGAGATTTGAAATTACACGAGATGGAAAAACACATCACGCGATTGGAGATTTTAAAACAGCGAAAGATTTGAAGAGAGGCTATTTATGGCAATTGGCTTTATATGCTGCTGCCGTTGAACAAGCCGGACGTAAAATTGATTCTTTGTGGCTATTTAAATTACCGAAGCGTGATGCACCTGACGATAAACCAACTGAATGGAAAATGAGGGAAATTCCCTTTACTGATGAGTTGCGAACCCGAGCCCCGATGTTAGCGGCAATTAAATCAATGAACTTCAACATAGACAAAAGTCTAAAGTGAGGAATTATGGCTGACCGACAAAACGTAACAACAGAACCTTTTGAAGTGAAGTATCCCAATTTAGAAGAATACGAAACGTTTGATGGTAAATCTACTAAAAAATACTCTGTCACATTAAGTTTTGCAGAAGGATCAGACGGTGCAAAAAAAATGATTGACGCTGTAGCGCAAGCTGACTGCTGGAAAGGTGAAGGCCATAATCCGATTAAATATAAAGATGGCCGTGTTGAGCTAAAAGCGAAGAGTCAATATGAGGTGAGAATTGTTGATGCGGAAAACGAAACAATCAACGCTTCCGACATCAGCAGCGGTGATAAATGCCGAGCAAACATTACTTTAAAAAGCTATCAAACGGGATCGGGTAAAGGGGTGACCGTTTACTTGAACAGCATTCAGAAATTAAAAAATCGGGAATTTGGTACTGATAATAATTATTTGCCTGCCGATTACGGGGAACCAAAAGAATCTAACGACATTTTAAATACTATTTGAAACAATTACTCGTAAACATTTTTTGGTTAATTATTTGGGTGAGTATGTATGGTTTACTCACCCTTGAATTTCTTTATCCGGGAATCTCAACACGATGAAAGAAGAAAAACAATTATTACGCCTTGACGATGTTAAAGAATTGACCGGGCTTTCAGCCTCCTCTATTTACCGCATGACAAAAGAGAATGATTTTCCAGCACCAACCCCACTCCTGGGACGCAGAATTATGGTTTGGAATCGGGAAGCAGTTGATCAATGGGTTAGCAATGTGTTTGCGTCAGAAGATTCGCGTAAATCTGATCTGAATACCACTGAAGCATTCTCCGCCGAGCCTTGATGTAATTAGCCTTGTTGTAAACTCGGCGCACACTATTTTTGTCAACATGGGCTAACTGATATTCGATCCACATGGAGTCCCATTTAGATCGCTCCTCGCCCTCTTCGCCTTCTTCAATTGAATGCAGGTAACTGCTAGCCATGTGGCGGAATCCGTGTAAGTGACAATCGAATTTTAATTCTTTAACCCAATTTCTCGCTGCACCTTCAGACATATGGTTGTCAGAATGATAGGACACGCCTTTCTGTCTTGGAAACAGGTAAATATGATCGCCAGTGATCTTTTTCAATTTTTTCAAAAGATCCATAGCCTGGTCGCTAAGTGGCACCAGATGGGGTCGATCCTTTTTCATTTTATGTGCCGGGATTGACCACACTTTTTCTTTGAAATTAAATTCTGACCATTCAGCTTGCAGAACATTGCCCGGTCTTGCCATGCATAAAATAACTAATTTGATGTAAATTGGAATAACTGGATTTTCAGATTTTGAAACCGCTTTCCAAAAATCGGGGAGTTTCTTCCATGCCTCTTCAGGATCTTTATCGAGCATCCTATAATGTTCAGGTTTGTGTTTTCCAGTTCGTTGCTGTAGACCAGCGTCTTTACGGTCAAAATTAGCCACGTTTGAGGGCACCAACTGACTTATCACGGCACTCTCAAATACAGATTTAATCGCTTCGTGAAGGCGATCACGAGTTTCGAGATTAGCTTTTGCTGGATCTTTATGTTCGCATTTTTTAAGCACATCAATAATGTCAGCCGGTTTTACTTCGTTGATTGGCATATCTTGAAGCCGATTCAGATATTTTTTCACCCAACCACGGTACCGATTACCGTTTTTAAAGCTAAAATTTTTCTCTTTAGTCTCGATAAATTCATAATAGAGTTTGCCAAATGTATTGATTTCTGCCGTTTTTTGATTCTTTCCCTCATATTTATTACCTACAGAGGATGCACACCACCGACATTCATCGCCGCAATTAGCTAAATGCTCTTGATGCCAATTACGAAGTTTTCTTGCTTCCGCCAAAGAAATTTTTCTGCTTGAACCTAAATAAATTGTGTGAACACCGGCATCATCACGATACTGTTTTTCCCAGTAACTTAGCCCTTTTTCCGTTATTCTCAAACGTAATCCGTCACTGTCAGCCATAAAATATACCTTACCTTTCGGCTTCGCATTTTCCACCTGTTTCACTGTTAATGGCATCTAATTTTCTCCTTAAAAAATAACCAACAAATACCTACAAACTTTCTAAAAAATACCCTACAAAAATTACCTACAGAGTGCTTGGAAGCACAGACAACTGTAGACAGCTCTAGACAGCTTGAGACAAATATAGACACTTACTGATAAGAGAATTATACACCATTTATTTAGGGTTTTACAGGGTTTTTGTGGTTGAATTAGACAGCTTGAGACAGCTTGAGACAGCTTGAGACAGCTTGATACAGCTGTAGAGAAATTGGCGGAAAATGGGGGCTTGGTGCCCGGGGCCGGATAAAAACCACTTTTTTTTACTAGCTTTTTCAACGTTTCTGAAAAAAATAACCTACAAAATTACCTACAAAATCTAACAGTGTAAACATTATATTTACACGCGACTTTACAAATCTAACGGCTTTATCGCGATAATACATCCACGCGGAAACGCATCAAATCCGAAAGGCTGACCTAGCTCATCGAAGGTATGAGCTAAGATTACATCGTCTTTTGTTTTTTTTACAAGGTAGCCCGTTGTTTTAAAGGTAGGGATTTTAACACTGTTGAGGGGTGTCCAATCAGCGTGAGCAACAATATCTCGCCATGAAACTTCAACCAGCTTCACGCTTTTCTTCGATCCAATCTGTTTTAATCATTTTCCATAGTTCTGGATTGTCAGACCCAAGCCCTAATTTAAGTGCGAATTCCGCCATAATTCGACCACGCTCACGTTTTGTTTTTGCGTCCAAATATCTACGTTGAATTTCTGGAATCCGATACGGAATTTGCATCTGGTAATCTCCAACAGGGCATATAAAACTGCGTTCAAGGGGGTCTGACTCGAATCGATCCGGGTCAAAGGGGATGGGTTTCATCAGTTAAGACGCTTCAAACTCCGGGGCGGTGCTGGAAGGCTCATCGTTGATGATATTGTAGTGGACGCTGCCATCTTTTTTATGTTCCACTTTATATTTCACTGGAACCATTTTATAGACGGTAAATTCAGATCCATCTTCGGGGGGAATGTCTTGAGTGATACTGTCAAAGACCTTATCCATTGCTGCAAATGCGCTCATACCACTTGTCCACGCATTATCAAAAAATTTATCAATGGCTCGGATTTGGTTGTTTCTCAAAAGCATACTTCTCATATTTTGCTCCTTTTATTTAACGCCGATTTTTTTTACTTTTAAATTGTATTGGCCCGGGTAAGAGCCAGGAAAAGATCATGGGTACGAGAACAATTAAAATTAATGCCCAACCGCCCATACCTACTAATTTGCCTAACAATGTCCAGAAATTATCAGGGCTTTCATTTACGATGGTTGCGTCCCCCGTGACTTCAAGAGGCTGGATAGGTGGCTCCACTATTTGATCCGCCACCACACTCGCTGCAGAGGCAGTCATCGTGGAGGCCGCTATGGGTACAAGCGCACCCGTAGAGATCACAGATCCAGCAGTCGCACCTAACCCCGCCGCACCACCGACTATCGCTGCCTTCTTTATTGAATTGCATCCGGTTAATGCTATGCAAACAACAGCAAGACAACCATAAGTGCTAATACGGCCCATAAGGGTTTTTCCCTTACTTCGGCCCACACCTTTTTGATTAAATCCATGTATTTTCTCCATGTTTTTTTAGAATGCGAATGAGGAACCGCATCCACATGAATGCGCTCCCGTTGGAGGTACAAATTTAAATGAGGGTCGGAATGGGTCGTTTTCATAATCCATTTCTGCATCTCCAAGTAAGTTAATGGAATCGGCATCAGAGAATATATTTTCGGTAATCATGGTAGCATCCGTTGGTAATGTGCCAGTGGGTGATAGCTTGATTTTGTAGCCGGAGCATCCTCCACCTTCTACGTAAATACCCAAGTACCCATCCCCATCTAAAACTTCCGTTATCTTTTGTTGTGCTTGATCGGTGATCGTCAACTTTTTTCAACCTTGTAATAATTAATCTAAAATTTTCCTTACCACTTCTCGACCTTCCCAATTGTTTTCCACCGCTACTTTGTGCTTCTCGCATGAATATCTAGTTTCTCCATTTTGTGAATCCTTCCACCCGTTACGGGACAGAGTTCTTTTCATTGCCAAACAACCTGGCACACCCATCTCAACCCATTGACCATCCACTTCGTGATGACCCATAAATTCAATGACATTACCATTCAGATAGAGCATCAAAACGAACATTGTTTTAATGACCATTGCTTGCTTTCAACTCCGCTAGATCGTCTTTCAATTTCTCTACCTTCCCCTCAAGACTCTCGATCCTGTTTTCGTAAAATTCCAAAGTAAGAGCCTGTTGTTGATCGAACGGAGCTTTACCCGTTTCGATATTTTTTAAAAGTTTGTCAAACTCGCCGGACAAATGTTCAATCAACATGAACTGTTCAGCGTCCGCTGGTAGACTGCCCAAATCACCCCTCGGCCATTTAATTCTGAATTCGGTGTTTTTAACCAAATCCGATTCAAACAAAACCATTTGGGTTTCTATTCGATTAAGCCGTTCAATAATTCCGAAATAAGCCCAAACCCCAAGCGCAACAGATGCAATCAAAGAAATAAGGTTGCGAACCGGCATAGCGAATTTTGTTTTATCGCTGACATCAATCGCATCACTCATCAGTCGTAGCTGTAGTAGCCTCCCTTCTGCTGTACTTGCGGTGGACCAGACTGTCGTAGCGCATCAAACAGCTGACCATGCTGGTTGGCGATGTCTCGGTTCATTTCGCGT